GATAATAATGTAACCTCTGATAATATAGAGGGTATTAATCCTGTCATTACAGACACTAATGAAGATGATGCTTCGTTAGATTATAGAGACACAATAGGTATTTGTGTTAGTTATAAACGCAGAGTTTTGGCAGAAGAACCGCAAGGTCCAAATACAGAGATTATACACGAAGATTGGTGTTCATTATATGATAGTAGCTGCACTTCTTTTTCTAGAGATACTTCAGACCCTGATTGTTTGAAAATCAAAGTGCTTGATACTGCTCGTGCCTACATTAAAAAATTAATAAATAAAATAGAAAAGAGTGATAGGAGAAACGAATTAGTATCAAAGTTAGAAAAAGTAGTACAAAAAGCTAAAAAGGATTAAAAACTGCTTGTTGCGAGGCAGTAAAAATTTGATCGTGGAGGAGGAAACAAAATGCCACAACTTAATATTGGGCAACAGGGGAAACTTAAGAGTACCCCTAAGATGACTAGAATTAACGGTGATGATAACATGAAGGCCATTTACAGAAACATGGGTAATAATCATGCTTATCCTATGTTATGGGCTACTGATGTTACTCACTCAGGAACAGAAACAATGGTGGTAGCCAGCGGAACAAAATTTCATGGTTATGATTTGGTTAGTTACGCTAATGTTACTGTTACACCCTTGTCTGATCCAGGCGAAGGTAGGTATTGGGTTGAAAAAAATACCTCTGATGGTAAAATTTATATTAAATCTAGCGCTTCTATGAGTGCTACTATTTTTGATGTAAAAATTATGCTTGGAGAGAATTTTGATTACTCTGCTTTTGCTTGTAGAGGTAATACAGGTGCGGCACCTTCATTGCCGTAATTAAATTATTAAATGTGTTTTTTGAGAATTAAGGAAAAGGTTTTATGTTATACCAGGTTGGATAAAAAATATCTCAAAATTACTTAGTACATTTTATAGGAGGTATTAAATTTATGGATGAGAAACTGAAGAAAGATGTAGAGGCTGTTGTAGCCGAAATCTTTTCTCAGAATGAGGAAGCCAAGAAAATTGAAAAGACTGAGAGCGCACTTAGTAAGTCAGCAGAAATTATTTCTGAATTAACAAATTCTTTGGAGGAAAAAAATACCAAAGAAGAAGAAATGAGTTCTAAATTAAGTGATTTAGAAGAAAGCGTTAAAAACCTTACAACTGAGCTTGAGGCGGCACAGAAAGAGGTTGAGCAGTCTAATGAAAAATTGGCAGACACTGAGAATAAAATTGAGGAAATGAAGAAAGATAAAGCAGCTGAAGTTCGTATGTCTGAACTCACGTCTGTTGGAGTAGCTCTGTCTGATAAGGAAGGCCAAACCGTTAAAATAAGAGAAATGGATGATGAAACATTTGCATCTTATAAAGATGAGCTTGTGTCTTTAAGGAAAGCAGTAGAAGACGAGTTAGCTAATGTTGTTGAGAAGCCCGAAGAAAATTCTACTGAGGAAGAAGGTTCTGAAGAAGAAGGTTCTGGGGAAGAGGGTTCTGAAGAAGAAGGTTCCGAGGAAGAAGATTCTGAGGAAGATAATGAAGAAACTCCGCCAGCTAACGTTGACCCTAATGTTGCTGTCGCGGCCGCTATGAATTTAGAAATACAGCCTTCTGATAATGTCATAAGTAAATATCAGAAATTAGGCAATGCTATGGCGGATAATATGAAGAATAGTTAAGGAGGAGATAGGATTATGTTTATTCCAAGACATCCTGTTGTAGAAAATCAATTTTGTAGTTATGGCGCACAGACTGGTACAGCTTCGGCTGGTGTCGGCGGCGTCGTTTGTTATGCTGGTACAGTTGTTTATTTGGATGCATCTGCTACTAATGAGGAACCAATAGTTTATAAGATGGTGTATGATTCTACACCGTTTGTTCCTTTTGGGTTTGCGATGCAGAAAGTTAAAACTGGATATCATCAAGTACATCCTACTGGGTTTTCGATGCCTGGTGATTTAGGATCTAGTGATATTATTGCTCAGCCAGATTATGATGCAAATGGTAATATCATAGGTACTAAAGAAATTCCTATGGGTATTGCTCATTTGGGTATTTGGGATACTGTTCATTACACGTGTCTTAAGACATCATCTAGTTTAGTTAGTACACCTACTGCCGCTATCGTGCCAGGCGAAGCTTTATTCGCCGCAGCCGATCAGGGGAAAGTTACTAATAGTGAGACTAATGCTGATGGTACTACTACAGATGATACCGGTGATATTGGTACTGGCGACCGCGCTAGTACTGTTGAAGTTGCTAAGGTTGTTAAGGGCGCTAGTGTAGCTAAAGCTGGAGCAAATATCAATAATACTACATTGTATCCCATTAGAATTAAGCTTTTGATTTAGTATTGAAAAAAAATTAAATGGATTAAAGCACATGATATTTTTTGTGCTTCCTAAATTATTAAATAGGAGGAGTTGTTAATATGGAACGTCAAGAAATGCAAGAATTGTTTAAAGCAACTGCCGAGCAAACACCTGAAGGGCAAGCCGCATTCAGAGCTTTTGCTGCAGCTATAACAACTCCAATCCTGCAGAAAATTGAACTGGAATCGATTATGCGACAGCTTTTTGCTGTGGAACAACTTGCGCCCGGGGCTCAAGCTGTCTACCCAGTAGCTGAAGATTTTGAGATTCCTGTTTGGGTTTTGCCTGGTCTAGGATATATGGCGCAAAACTTTATAGAGGGAATTGGAGAAGAAGTATTTGTTCCTACTTTCGCTATAAATGCATCTGCAGATTGGAAAGTGACTTATGCAAGAGATTCAAGAATAGATATACCTCAAAGATCGGCAGCCCGTGTGGCTAAAGATCTTGCTAATTATGAGGAAGAGTGTGGTTGGCGTATAATTATGCCGGCTGCTACATCGTCTTTTTCAGGCAAAGGTCTTTTAGGTTCTAGACCGGCACCTATTTACGAAATTAATCCTGCTTCTACAGGCGCTGGTTATTTGTCTAAAGAACTGATTAATAAGATGATGGTTGGTTTCAAAAGAATTGGTAGAGTCCTTACAGATTTGTACGTATCCCCAGAAGATCAAATGTTGCAGTATTATAAAGAAAATATTGCCGGGTCTCGTGCCCATGTAAATGGGTAATGAAAAAAGAACTATATGCTGGAACGTCCTGTTAAGTTCTAAATACTTAACCTACTGAAAAGTGAGGAAGTAAAAATTTTAGAAATAGGGAAAATCAGCAGGAAAGATAGATTATATAAATATGAAAAAATTAGAAATTCCAGAAAAAGATCTATTATATGGTTTATATATTAATAAGAAATTATCGTTATCAAAAATGGCTGTAATATTTAATACATCAGTGATGACGGTTAGGTCCTGGTTAATTAATTATGATATAGAAACAAGACCATCAAAAATTAATATAAATCATGAATTAAGAAACACTAATTTCAGTGATATACAGAAAGATCTATTAATAGCATCGATCCTTGGTGATGGATTTTTAAGAATACCAAAGCGTGGAAAAAATGCTTATTTTTCTGAAAGACATCGTGAAAAGCAGAAGTTATATTTAGAGTTTAAAAGAGATATTTTAAAACCTTTTGTTAAAAGCAAACTATCTATTGAAAAAGGTGGTTCTCATGTAATTAGTGGTATAAAATGTGTTGTACAAAATTCATATAAATTAATTACTATAGCTCATCCATACTTAACAGATTTATGGAAGATATTTTATGAAGGAAATGGTAATAAAGTATTACCGTTAGACATAAATGATTATTTGAATTTATTTGTTATAGCTATTTGGATATGTGATGATGGGTCTTTAGTTTGGAATAGTATAAGGAGAACTTATAGAATAGATTTACATACAGAAAATTTTTCTTATGACGAGAATGTAATTATTTGCAGAGCATTATCAAATTTTTTTAAAGGAAAACTTATGATTATACCTAGAAAATATGATAGTGGTACTAAATATTACATAAGTTTGAGAGGAAAAAAAGAATTGCATTCTTTATGTACAAAAATCATAGATTTTGTTCCGGATTGTATGCAATATAAGTTTACTACATATATATAATCTAAATCCTCAACGACTACACGTTCTTCCCCTTAGTTTAAGGGTGATGATATAGTCTGAACTTACGGGAGACCGTAAGAGGGGAGGTCGAAGAACCACCCCCGCCAGGAATTTTTTCCTGGTCATCAAAAGTAACAGAATGGCGGCGGATATTAGAGAATGGACTGACACCGATATTGACCCCACAACCAGACGAGAGATTTTTCAAGCGTCCGGTATGGGAAGTATTTGGAATGTAACATTGCACGAGGTACAGCACCTTGGAGCAACCGGTTTGTATAATATTAATGGTAATGGTTCTGCTTATGGTAAATTTATGGCAGATGGAGGTAACCTTTATAATAGTTATACACTGGATAATCCAAATATTACTTCTGCTGATGGTACTATTAGTACCCTCGGAGAAACCCAGGTTCTTGGTTTTGATTTGAGCGTAAATGATTCTTTGGTTATGCCTATTCGTAAAGAATACGAAGCCATTGATGATCCTACTTTGCTTAGAGTTCAAAAACAAGGTTTTTTTGGTTGGGCAGAATTAGGATTCGCATGTTTGGATCCAAGAATGGTTGGGATGGGAATTATAGATCGTTCGCTGTAAGTTTAAATAGTCAAAGCTGTTTCAGATCTTGTACTGGCAGCTTTGACACAATTAACTATTAATTTATATAGAGAGATAAAGTGTTAATGATAATTAAATTTTTATTTGCAATAATTGTAGTTGAAGCTATAACTAATATTATAACCAAATCGCAGTTTTTCAGTCCCGTCAGAGAATTTTTTTTCAACAGACGAAAAAATAAGTTATTCAATTGGGCTCATTCGCTGTTAGATTGCTCATACTGTTTGTCTGTTTGGGTTGGGTTGTTTGTTTATATATGCTGGTTTTGTTTTGATTCAATATTTATTGATGTAATATTTATGGGATTTGTTTTACATAGAATGTCAAACGTTTTACATTTTGTCATAGATCGTTTAGATCAAGATAGGACAAGGGATTTAAATTTAGAAGATTTTATAGAAAAGGAGAAGAATAATGAAAATTGAAGGTTACGTTAAAAATATGACCCATTTGTGGGCGCATGTAATGAAGAGAGCTGTTGGTCCTGGAGCAAATATTCTTTTGCAAGATATCTATGACCAGTATGGAAAAAAACATAATTTAAAGTCTAAGAAAGAATTTATTAAATGGTTAAAGGAAGTAAAGCTTCGTGATAGAGATAAATGGCAAATATTTGCAGAAGACGATAAGTCTTTAGATGACGTTTCTATTAATACTGAAAGTACTGAAGAAGTAGAGGTTGAGGTTAATAAATCACGCGGAGATAATGTGCCACCAGTGGTTATGAAAGACATCGAGATAAGTGATATAGTTGGTCTTTCTGTTAGAAAAGCAAGAGAAATCATACCAGGAATATTTGATATGCAATTATTAAAATATTCAGAAAAAGAAGCAAAACAATTAACTGGTAAAGATAGCTTATGTATTATTTTAAGGAAACGAATTCAGGAATTGAGTGTTAGTAGTAGGGTTTAATTATTAAAAAGGCATGAAGATATTGGGAGGGGGATTTAATATTATTTTTAAGTTAATTACGTAGGGCAGGGGGTTGTAGATGTTAGAAAGAGCGTAATTACTATATATAAAGTATATAAGGAGACATAAATATGGCCAGTCATAATACTAATTTATATTAGATACATAATTTAATATAAACATATTATGCCTGGCCTTTTTTTATTAAAAAACATATTGTGATTATACTAAGAAAAATAGATAGCACACTTAATACTTTATTAGACCTCACAGACACACCGGGTATTTATGAAGAAGGTAAATTTCTTAGGTCTACAACTAGTGGTACTGTGTGGACTGTAGTAAGTGGTGCAGGTGGTTCTGGTGGTACTTCTTTTCATTCAGAGCTATATGAACTATCTTATGGTTCTTCAGGCCATACTGGTTTTGCGCCAACAAATCACGATCATGTTGAAGTTGATATCACTGATTTAGATAAATATACACAAAATGAAGTTGATATTTTAATATCTTCTGCTTCTGGAACTACTGATCATAGTGCTTTAGATAATCTTGATTATTCTTCGGCCGGACACACAGGTTTTCAACCAACTGGTGATTATACAACTACTTCACAATTAACCACTACTTCTGGCGATTTAAGCACAGAGATTGATTCAGACATCTCTACTCACACAAGTAATGCAGACGCGCATCACGCCGAGAGCCACACTATAGCAAGTCATTCAGACACAACGGCGACCGGCGCTGAGTTGGAA